TGCCACTAGCCAAGATATTTGTTATTTCTTTTTGAGTTTCTTTTTGCTTTTCAAGTGTATTATTTAATTGATTATTTGCTGTATTTAATTGATTGGTAATACCTAAAGAATTATTTAATTCTTTATTAGTGTCTTTTGTTGCTACTGTAACCTTATTTTGACCAGACCTAAATCTTTTTATTACATCATTTAAATTATCTAATAATTTAATACTTAAATCAAATTCATCATCTAAACCTCTGCGTTGAAGAGTCTCATAGCTATCTGGCCCTCTAGCTAGTGTTAAAGCTTTACTTATTCTTTTTATCTGAGCCTCAAGTTTTGCAGCATCTTGATCAGTTTGTATAAAAGCTCCATCTAGTAATTCAGTTGCTTGTAGTAATTCTTCAATTGCCTCACTTTGCATCCCAAGTCGTGCTTTAAATGTGGCAGTAAATACTTTTTGGTTTGATGCTCCTATTTGTGCATCAGTTAATAGACTGAAAAGTTCATTAAATTTACCAATTATAATATTTAATTGATCTAAAATATCTTTTAATGGGCCTTCAACTATTTTTCCTAAATTCTGTGCAAAAGTTTCAACATTATCACCTAAAGTACTAAATTTACCAGCTAAAGTTGTACTTTGAGCATTAGCACCTTCGAAAAATCGACCTCCTTTATTTGTCAAATTTTCAACAGCCTGCACAAATTTATCTGCACCTACTTCTCCTTTACTCATTGCTTTAGCTAATGTTTCTCCGTTCATATTCATAATTTTTTCTAATTCTTTTGTCACATTTATTCCTTTTTCTAAGAGCATTACATTTTCTTCTTGCATAAATTTATTTTTTGCTTGTACCTTTCCTATCGCTAATGCAACATTATTTATATCTGCCCCAACAGTTCCTGAAATATCAGCAATTCTTTTTGTTATATCTACAACTTTTTCTGTCTCAAAACCAAAAGCTTTCATTCTTTGGGCAACATCTATTAATTCAGAAGATTTAAAAGGAGTAAGTGCACCAAAGTCTTTTATTTCTTGAATAATATCTCTTGCTTTTTCAGCATCACCTGTTAATTGTGTTAAAGCTTTAGTTTGGGTTTCTAATTGTGCTGCTTGAAATATTACAAATTTACCTGCTTGAAACGCACCAAAACCAAGAACTAAATTTCTTACTGCCCTATTTAAAGCATTAACACCTTTACTTGCAGTTTTTGCTGCAAGACCTGTCTTTCTTATATTATTTGCAGCAACATTTGATCTGTTTTGTAATTTACCAAAACTCTCTTGTAAACGGTTACTTGAATTTTTAAGTTTGTTTAAATTTCTATCAGCATCTTTTGCTGATACTTTAATTTTTATACCAACTTCGCCTGCCACAAAAAAAATTGCAATTACTTATATATTACCTGCGTTTGGCACTTTTTAAAGTTTTTTCCTGTTCATCATTTAATATTTCAAAATAGGCAGCCCAAATTATCAACTCAGATTCTGTAATATGACGTTTTAAATCATACAATGAATAACCTAGCTCTTTGGCTACACCTAACTGGAGCATCAAAAAATTATCTCTCTTGACCTCCTTTTTTATTTTTTTATGTCAAATTCCTCACTGTCTTTTGTTTCTTCACTAACGACAGCAAGCATCAATGCTTGTAGATCTGCATCTCTACACTCATTTTTTAATTCTGCCGAATGACCAGCAGTAAACATTCTTTGTCCATTTTCATCTGTTGCTTTTTGAATAAATAATTGTAAAGCAAAAGCATTTAAGTCGTCTTTAGTTCCTTTCTGTGCTCTTTCTCTCTCAGCCATTGTTAATGGTGTTGACCAAAATTCAAAGATGTCACCATTTGTAAGTTCTACTTCTCTTTTAATTGGTTGCAAGTTAGCAGCTTTTTTTAATTTCTCAAGCGGAGAGAGTCTAGGTTTTGGGGTTGCCATAAAAAATTTTAACTAATTTAACTTATCAACTACTTGTGCTGAAGTCAAAAGTTGGTGCTTTAGTAGGTTTAAATGTAATCTCAACTGATTGTGCATCATCAGGATTTACATTAAATTCTGCACCAGAAAGCATCGCATCTAATTCAATACTTCTACTTAAAGCTTCAGTTCCTTTTTTATCTGTATATAACTTAAATGACGCTCCGACTTGATTTCTTTGTGTAACATCTTCAACCATTCTATTGGCTAATGCAGAATCCTCATCTGTAACAAAAACACTGGCAGTACCTTCTCCATCTGCAAAGCCAGCAATAAATGTTCTAAAAGGTACTGTTTGACTATCTTGCTGACCTATTGTTGTTGTATCTATCTGTTCTCTTTCTATAGAAAAACTCCAGTTTTGCACTTCACCTACAGGTGAAAAATCAGAAAATGCAATTTGAAATACATTAGGTGAAACAGCAGTACCTACATCTGTAATATTTACAGCAGAACCGCCATTAGTAGCAGAAACTGTCAATGCACCTGTTGAAGCAGTATATGAAGCAATAAAAAATGTATCTGAAGTATTTAGACCAGCAGGTAAAGTTCCTGTACCTGATGCACCTGTTTGAGAATTTACTACAGAAAATTTTACAGTGTCACCAACTTTAAAATTTAATAATGTACCTACAGTAATAGTTTCAGTTCCGATAGTTACATCAGTAGGTTTGAAAGTTGATTTTGTTCCTGCTGGTTTGTAATACAATGCACCGCTAGTTCCAGATAATACAGTTGCCATTTTTTTTTAATAAAACAGATTTTATTCTATTGTAACCATGCTTCAAATATAAAGCTCAACTCAGTCTGAAAAAAAGGTTGTGGGCTTGCAGGTGAAACTTGGCTTGGTCCTACTGTATCACCAAAAATGATTTGACTAACAGTTTGTCTATGAAATAAATCTTTTATACGTTCTGCAATCGTATAATTAGCTCCAGATCCAACACCTTGAGGAGTAAATACATTAACTATCAGTTCGCCATTATGTTTGTTATATCCACTTGTAGGTGCTTGTAATGTTGCAGATTCATGTATGCCGAATGTAATAGATGACTGAACCCAACTTGTGTTATTTGGTGGTGTAAAAGGCACGTTTTGAAAAGCAACAGTATATACTGGTGCACTTGCCATTTCTGTTGCAAGCCTTGCTTCTATCGCTGCTCTTATTTCGTTGATTGTATTCATAATGATCTAAGTTCCTTCATCATATTTCTTTCAGTTTGTTCAATAAGTCTTGTTGCCCAATCTTTTGGAATTGCCTTGCCTTCTGCCGTTGTAAGTTGATAACCATTCTTCCATGTTGGTGGTAGGTTTGTTCCAAAGGTTACTGGTTCTGCATATTCTAAATTGTTTATAAGATCAGACTCTAGATTTGATACTTTTCTAATTTTCCAAGTGTTTCTCATTATGCCCTCATCAATCGGTACATTTTGACCTTTTAATTTGCCAAGAAGATTTGCTGCTCCAAAATCTACAACTTCTTCTATAACATCTTCAGCGTAGTTGCCAATTCCATCTAGTCTTAATTTTTTTACAGCCATTATGACCTCACAAATAATGTAAAAGTAACTGCAACTCCAGCAGCCTCTTCTGAATCTACCTGTATTATTTGATGAACGACATTATTTATCAAGACTTTATCTTTTGTTGTTGGTGTTGAGGTGACATCTTTAGCAGCAAATAAAACACGTTTATCTTGTTGGTTAATAAGATCATTTACCTCTGATCTAGAAACATCTTCAACTAAAGCTTTAACAGTAACATCTGTATTGCTTTCAGAAACCGCACCAGTAGATGTATTGTAACTTCCGACTGTTACAAATCTTATTACTACATTGCTACCAGTGGCCTTTAATATCCCTGGAACTGCTTTTTTTAGTGCGTTTCCTAAACTTGGCATCAGAGCAAGTATGCAATAACAGTACCACTATCAAGTTTTACACTTGTAATAACTCCTTCGATTGCAGTATTAGATTTGAACTGTAGGCCAGTTAAATCTCCTGTTATATTTTCAGCTACAAGAGTATTGATAACTGAGTCTTGTAAAGCTTTTATGCAGCCAAAACGACCAGTGTGTGCTGCTGTGTCATTAATAATTTTTGCTGCTGGATAGTAAGTCATTTTAACTCCTTTTAATTGCTACGTTTCCTGGTCCACTTATTCGTAAGCCAGTAAAATAGCGTTCAAACAGTGGTGGTACTCTATCAGCACCAACAGAACCAAAAAAGTTTGGCTCTGCTTCTAGTGTACCTACTTTTACTCTTTTAAAATCCTCAAGACCAGATAAACCTAATCCTGATTTGTTGTTATTAAGATATACCGCCAATACAGCCTCTGCTTTTTTTACTTGATCTGGAACTTCTGTATCTGTGTAATAATCTGTGGTGATACGAAAAGGAAAACCAACAGAATAAGTGTTGATATATGTATCGGGTTTTCTAACGCCAGTTCTCGGCCATTGTAATGCTTGTGTATCAGTTACCCTTGCCCCCAAAAAACGCTCTCGATCTATTCTTTGTGTAGATGTAAATAATGCTCTGTTTTTTTGGTCGGTTGTAGAACTTGCCCATGCGACTACATCATCATCTTCAATTAACCCATCAATAATATCTTGGGCTTCCTGAAGGCTGATATAACTATTCGCTATGCTGCTTCCGACTGTTGTGTGAATTGTTATTGCCATTAGATTTTGGCTTGCGTTTTGGTTTTTTCTTTGGTGTTAAAAGAACAGGGGCTACCTTTTTGGTAGCCTCTTGCTCTCTCATTCGTCTAAAAGCGAATATTCCCATTAACTAGAAGCACCTTTTAATGCAACAAAGTTGATGACAATTGCTTCACTTAAAGAGCCAGCAGATGCGTTGGTTACTGTTACCTTAAATGATCCAGCAGCAATAGTACTAACCCCTAAAAGATAAGAACCAGCAGTGCCGCCAGAACCATGGTTTACAACAACACAATCAGTAGCAGCGATCTTATCGTTTGTTACTGTAAATGTCACTTCAGCAGCAGCAGCTAAAGCTGCATTGTTCATGGTGATTTGTCCTGACTCTGTATTAAGAGTTACACCTGTGGATTTGTTAGTTGCCTGTGTTACGGTTCCACCTGTTGTTGGCCCAGTAAGTTTACCAGCACTAACCTCAAATAAAGATGGCATAATAATTTCCCCTTAATCTTGTGTGCTTACGTTAGTTGCCCTGACGATGCCTATGTTCTTAGTTTCATAAACTTTCGACCAGTTACCTACAGTTGCAAGTTGACTTCTGTTTGGATTTGTTGTTGTAACAGCCCATTTAGAACCTACAGGATGATATGTGTAATGAAGGTCAATAGCCATAGCATCTGATTTAGCTAGAATGTCTCTATCTGTCTCAGTTGTTAAACCAGCTTGCTCTCCACTAGCAACTGCACCTGCTGTAAAGAAATAAGTACTGTACTCAGTTGATGATCCGCTACCTGTGGTAGAAACGTCATCTGAAACAATAACTCTTAGTCCACAGTATGTGGGAACTGTATCATTTCCACCAGCATATGCAGGGGCAATAGTACCACCTGATGCAGTAGCAGAACCACCATTGCCATCTGACGCAAGAACATAATCAACCATCTTTCTCTCAACGAGATCATAGTAAACTTTGCTGTGCATACAAACTGCTGTTAGCTTGTCACCTTGATCGCCAAGAATTGACCTTGCTTTTGCAACGTGCTTTGGAGATAAACCTGTTGGTGTATCACCTGATTCAGAATCAATTGTCAATCCAAAGAAAGCAGAATTGCTATCGTTTGCATTAATTGAGCCAAATACTCCATCAAGACAGGCAAGTAAGTCTTTTTGTCTTTGGTTTGCAATATATGCTCCGATCTTTTGACCGATTGCAGCCATAGGGTCGGAACCAGCCGCTAATGCAGCTAAATCACGAGATTCAAATGCACGACCACGATGTAAGATAACTCCCACCTGTTTATCAGTAGAAATCTTACCTGGTGTTAATGAACTTGAATCTGAAAGTACTTCAAAATCTCCACTTAAATTTGCAGAGAAAAAAGGTACATTTACGAAATCACCACCCTCAGTTGCATTTAATTCTGCCATAGGTGCAACCACACCGCTCGCAAGAAATGAATCTCTAGCAGTAGTTTGCTCTATAACATATGGTGTAAATACCTCTGGAATGATAATGTCACTCCTTAAAACAGCCATGTGTTTTTTAAATAATTTTTTAAGCGGTGGGCGTAACCCGAAATATATATTCTGCGTAACAGAATTTAATTAATATTCTAGCGAGATTCTGCAATATTTCGCAACTTTTTCCATGTATCTTCACCATAAACCTTAAAGATTCTTGACTGTTCAGTAAGATTTTCTGAATTTTTAAGAAATGGCTTAATCATTTCTTCGGTAACTTCACCCCCTCCAGACGGCCTTGAGATGGGTGCTCCACCACCAACGGCTGGTGCTTTTTTTAACAAATAAGGCTTTTCTTTTTCTAGTTTATTTTTAACATAATCTGCCACAGGGAGTTGTTCATAACCATCAATTACAACTGGTCTGCCTTCTTTAATCTGTATCTGTTCTTTTGGTACAAAGTTATTTAAGACAAGTTCTGGGTCATGAGTTACTTCAGATAATGCTTGTATTGCTGGTGCAATCAATTCAAGTTCTCTGTTTCTTGACTCCAGTTCTTCAATACGTTTTTTATCTTCAGCAGATCTATCACGATACTGTTGTTCCATTGCTTGTTTTGCTTCTGTATATTTACCTTCTTTTTCTAATTCTTCCTGTTCATGCTTTTGTTTATAAGCAAGAAGATTGTCATAATCATCAGGCACTGCCTTTTTTTGGTTTTGCAGCTTACCTATCAGTTCGTAATTTTTAGCCTCTAATTTTTTAACTGATTCTTTTAATGCTTCAACTTCAGCATTAGGTGCTGCTACTGGGGGCGTAGCCACCTCTTTTGTTTCTTCAGACATAAATAAAGCGTAGCTTTTTTAATAAATATATCAGAATTATGACCATTTGACTTTATTAGCCCAAAAAGCTGCTGACATTTTGCCTTTTGCAATATTTTTTGCGTGTCTCGCTTTAAAGCTGCGTCTTTTTGATTTATCTGCATCAGACTCACCTTGCCTAGGTGGTTTGTTTTTTGCTCCTTGCATACCAAATCTAATTAATTTTATTTTGTCACCTTCCTTTGCCAAAACAACATGAGACTTTGTTGGGTGTGATGGTGTTCTTTTGGGTTTATTAAAACCAGATAAATTAAACCTTTTTATTCTTGAATCTTTTGTCATTTACCCTTTTTACTCATTGCCATTCTATGAGCCTGTGTAAAACTCATGCCTTCTCTCATTTTACGTTTCATATATTCCATATGGGCCTTTGTATGCCCATGTGTCTCTTGATGCTTCTTAAGGGTGTTTTTTTGTCTGGTAGTTAGTTTCATTTTTT